AAATCTTATAATCGGAACAAACGGTGCTGGTAAATCCACAATGTTGGATGCACTTACATTTGTTCTTTTCAATAAACCTTTTCGCAAGATTAACAAACCTCAGTTGGTGAATACAACCAACGAGAGAGAATGTGTTGTGGAGATTGAGTTTTCTGTAAACAGTCGTGAATATCTTGTTCGTCGGGGAATCAAACCTAATGTGTTTGACATTGAGGTAAATGGAACACAGCTTCACAAGGAAGCAGACGATCGTTCAAATCAACGCATCCTGGAGGAAAATATTCTCAAGGTAAACTATAAGTCCTTTACTCAGATTGTTATTTTGGGCAGCAGCACTTTTGTGCCTTTCATGCAACTTACTACATCTAATCGTCGTGAAGTGATTGAAGATCTCCTGGACATCAGAATCTTCTCTGCAATGAATGGATTGATTAAAGATAAGATTCGCACCCAGAAAGATCAAATCAAATCTTTGGAGTTGAAGAAAGAAACTCTTAAGGACAAGATGAAGATGCAGCAGAACTTCATTGAAGAGTTGGAGAATCGTGGCAATGCCAATATTAATATCAATAAAGAAAAGATTGCCAATCTAGACAAAGAAGTTGGCATTTACATGAACGAGAATGCTGGAACAGAAGAGAAGATTCATGAACTTACTAAAGAGCAGGAAGAAGTTATTGGTGCTGGCGATAAGTTAGTAAAGCTTAACAATCTAAAAGGTAAAATTTCCCAAAAGGTAAGTACAATTACTAAAGAGCATAAGTTTTTTACCGAAAATACGGTATGCCCTACTTGTACTCAAACTATAGAAGAAGAGTTTCGGTTAAATAGAATTACAGACGCTCAAAATAAGGCAAAGGAACTAAAGGAAGGTTACGAAGAACTCGAAAACACTATCAAGTTCGAACAGGAAAGAGAGCGTCAATTTACCGCACTTTCTCAGGAGATCACAAACTTAACGCATGGCATTTCTCAAAACAATACTCGGATTAGCCTCAACCAGAGACAAATCAGAGATCTTGAGCATGAAATTCAAACTATTACCGAGAACCTTGCAAACCGAAATTCTGAACATGAGAAGCTAGAGGAGTTTAGAGAAAATCTCCAAAAGACAATAGAAGATCTTTCAGACAAAAAACAGGAAATCGTTCATTACGATTTTGCCTATTCCTTACTCAGGGATGATGGCGTAAAAACGAAGATCATTAAGAAGTATCTTCCGTTCATAAATCAGCAGGTGAATCGTTATCTTCAGATGATGGAGTTTTATATTAACTTTCATCTTGACGAAGAGTTTAACGAAACAGTTAAGTCGCCCATTCACGAAGACTTTTCTTATAGTTCTTTCAGTGAGGGTGAGAAAATGAGGATTGATTTAGCACTACTCTTCACTTGGAGAGAAGTTGCAAGACTCAAAAACTCTGTGAATACTAACCTGCTGATTATGGATGAGGTATTTGATTCTTCTCTTGATGGGTTTGGCACCGATGAGTTTCTGAAGATTATTCGTTACGTCATTAAAGATGCTAATATTTTTGTCATCTCTCATAAGGCAGACCTTCAGGACAAATTTGAAACTGTCCACAGATTTGAGAAAGTTAAAGGTTTTTCCCGTAAAGTGTCTTCATAGACCTTAGAACAATGAACACCCCAAACTGGCAACATCACAGTAAGAAGGAGCAGAAGCGGAAACTGAAACCGCAAGCACTCCGACAAGCAAAAGCACGACTCAGCCACTTTAAGAAGCGGCACACTACCTCGCCTAAAAAGCGAGGTTCTTTTGTATGATAGGTTCATACGCAACAGAGCAATGTCAGTCCGCCACGAAATCAAGTCCCAACTCGCCAAACTGCTTGCCACTGAGGATCTTGTGGTTGAGCACAAGAAGGTTGAGACTGCCTGCTTTAATGTCCATACCCGTGTGCTGACTCTGCCGATGTGGGAGAAGGCAAGTAGCACTGTATATGACTTGTTGGTTGGGCACGAAGTTGGGCACGCTCTCTACACTCCTGATGAGGATTGGTTGAAGGAGCACAAGATTCCACCGCAGTTTGTGAATGTGGTTGAGGATGCTCGCATCGAGAAACTGATGAAGCGACGGTATGCTGGACTTGCCAAGTCATTCTATAGTGGATATAAAGAACTGTCTGAGCAGGATTTCTTCCAACTCGAAGATGAGGATATTGATACTTATAATCTTGCAGACCGTGCTAACTTGTGGTTCAAGATTGGTAACTTTGTAGATATTCCTGTTGAGCGTGGTGAAGAAACGGATATCATCAATATGATTGCCGATACCGAAACCTTTGCCGATGTTTTGATTGCTGCTGAGGCACTCTACAAGTTCTGTAAGCAAAAGCAGCAAGAAGAAACCAAGACTCCCGTAGATAATTTGGAGTCTCAGACTTCTGGTTCCAATCAAGGTGCTTCTGACTTCTCCGATCAACCTGAGGGTGAGAATGAGCAGCAGGAGCAACCTGGCGAAACCGACTCTTATGGAGGCACTGCCGAACAACAGAAACCTAGTTCTTCTGGTGGCGAAACCAATGAAGATCCAGAAGTGAAAACTATGGAATCTTTAGAAGAAGCACTCAAGCAACTTGTTGATCATAATGGTATTGAGAATGTCTATCTGGAACTTCCCAAACTTGACTTGAATAAAATCATTGTTCCCAATGCAGAAATCCATGACAAGTGTAAAGAATACTGGGGTTCTTGGATGGAAGAACAGGGATATATTACGGAGGAAATCTTTGGTGAAGTTGACAAGAAGTTTGTAGAGTTCAAGCGTTCTGCTCAGAAAGAAGTTAACTATTTGGTTAAAGAGTTTGAGTGTCGCAAGGCAGCAGACTCCTATGCTCGTTCCACCACTTCCCGCACTGGCGTATTGGACTGCACCAAACTTCATACCTACAAATACAACGAGGATCTCTTCAAGAAGGTAACTACGCTTGCTGATGGCAAGAACCATGGTTTGGTATTTATTCTTGACTGGAGTGGTTCTATGGGCGATGTGATGCAGGATACTGTCAAGCAACTCTTTAACCTTGTATGGTTCTGTAAGAAGGTTGCCATTCCTTTTGAGGTTTATGCTTTTACTAGTGACTATCCTCTGGTTTCCTACGATGGGGATAATAAAGCATCTATCCGCGAACTTGCCTACACTAAGAAAGATGGTTTGGTTCAGGTTGGCGAGTGGTTCTCTCTAATGAATGTACTCACCAGTAAGACAAATGGTAAGACACTGGAAGAGCAGATGAAAAATATCTTTCGTCTTGCTACTGCTTTCCGCTATAACTGTTACACTCGATATCAAATTCCTTATGGTTTGAGTCTTTCTGGTACTCCTCTGAATGAGACATTGATTGCTCTCCATCAGATTCTTCCTCAGTTCCAGAAGGAAAACAACCTCCAAAAAGTTCAGTGTGTAATCTTGACTGATGGTGAGGCAGCAATGCCTAAGTATCATCGTGAAGTTCAGCGTCGTTGGGAGGATGAACCTTTTATGGGAACTGCTTATATTGGACCCAACTCTTTCCTTCGCGATCGTAAGACTGGTATGACTTATTCGCTTGACTGTGAGTGGTATGAGTTTACTGATGTTCTTCTTCGCAATCTTCGTGATAAGTTTAAGGATATCAACTTTATTGGCATTCGAGTACTTGCACCTCGTGATGCTGGTTCTTTTATTCGCCGCTATTGTGGATATTATGGAACAGAGTATGAAAAGACTATGAGTATCTGGAAGAAGCAGCGGGCATTTACCATCAAGAAGTCTGGATATCATTCTTATTTCGGTCTTTCTGCTAACGCTCTCGCCCAAGATACTGAATTTGAAGTTGCAGAAGATGCTACTAAGACTCAAATCAAATCTGCCTTTGTTAAGAGTCTTAAGTCTAAGAAAATGAATAAAAAGATTCTTGGAGAGTTTGTGGAGTTGGTTGCCTGATAAATACCAGAAAGTAATCATTAGAAACAATGTCTAGATTTGGAGATTTATTGGGAGGTAAAAAGGCAGCACCAGCACCAGCTCCTGCACCTGCTCCCGAACCAGTAGTAGAACCTGTTGTCGAAGAAGTTCTCGTTACTCCTGAAGAGAAAGTTCTTACTGAGGCAAGTCCTCTTAATGAGATGACTAAAGATGAATTGGAAAGTCTTGGTAGAGCACGTGGCGTAGAGCTTGACAAACGTCATAGTAAAAAGAAACTCATCAAAGAACTCAAAAACATTGGTGAATGAACCACTTCCCAAACTGTCTACTGGGGGTCTTAGGACCCCCTTTTTTCTTGTATAATAACTTCAGTTGAAACGCACACCCCAATCAAATGACTATCTCTGCCGATTACATCATCACTTCTCTTCAGGCAGTTTACGGAGAGTCCGTCACTTCTGCTGATATTCGTGGATGGTGTGCCATGAATGGTGCTAACTACCAGACTGTTACTAAGAAACTTGATGCTTATAAGACTGGACGTGGTAAGTGGAATCTGACTATCCAAGAAGCACGAGAGCAGTTTGAACAGGTTGTAAAAGCACCTGCCGCTATTCCTGCTATTGAGCAAAATCTTATTCCTCAAAAAGATGATACCTTCGTCAAGTTTGGTAATTTTAATGATGTTAAAAAAATTATTCAGTCCCGTCTCTTCTATCCGACGTTCATTACGGGTTTGTCGGGTAATGGGAAAACGTTCAGTGTTGAGCAGGCATGTGCTCAGTTGGGACGTGAACTCATCCGTGTAAACATTACTATTGAAACTGATGAAGACGATCTTATTGGCGGTTTTCGCCTTGTGGATGGCAACACTGCTTGGCATAATGGACCTGTCATTGAAGCACTCGAACGAGGAGCAATCTTGCTACTCGATGAAATTGATCTTGCTTCTAACAAAATCCTCTGTCTCCAATCCATCCTTGAAGGTAAGGGCGTGTTTCTGAAAAAGATTGGACGCTGGGTGAAACCTGCTGCTGGATTCAACGTTATTGCCACTGCCAACACTAAGGGTAAGGGTTCTGATGATGGACGCTTCATCGGCACCAATGTGCTTAATGAAGCATTCCTTGAGCGTTTCCCCGTAACCTTTGAGCAGTCCTATCCTTCGCCCGTAACAGAGCAAAAGATTCTGGAAGGTGTCGCTAAAGATATCGGCGTCAGTGATGCAGACTTCTGCAAGCGCCTGGTGGACTGGGGTGATATCATCCGTAAGACTTTCTATGACGGTGGTATTGAGGAAATCATCAGCACCCGTCGCCTGGTTCATATCATCCGTGCCTACAGCATCTTCCAAGACAAGGCAAAGGCAATCCAAGTGTGTGTGAACCGCTTTGACGATGAAACCAAGCAAGCATTCCTTGAGCTCTATGACAAAGTGGATGCTGATTTCCAACTTCCTACTGAAGAAGTTGCGCCCGAAGCACCTTTCTGATATAATGACTAATAACTGGGTACAGGAATATCTTAATTCCATGTACCCTGATATTCCTGACAACTGTTTTGAACCTATCGTTATGGACGAATATCCTTATTCAATCAACGACTTTTCCATTAATATGAGTGATGAGATTATTAAACAATCTCCCAGTACTCCCTGGAAGTACAATGAAGAAGAAATCGTAAAAGAACTTCTTGAGTACATTCGTGGCACTTACAACCAACACTATTCTGCTGGTGATCAAAAGATTCAAACGCTTGACTTGATTGAAGCGTGTGGAGATGGTGAAGCATTCTGCCGCAGCAACATCCTCAAGTATGCTTCCCGTTATGATAAGAAAGGAAGTGCCCGCCGTGATATTATGAAGATCCTTCACTATGCGATTCTTCTGCTAAACTTTAACGATAAGAACGCCGTTCGTGAAACCTACAATCAATGAATAACATGAAACTCTCTGACAACACTCTGACTATCCTCAAGAACTTCGCTGGAATCAACAACTCGATTCTCGTGAAAGAGGGTAGTAAACTTCGCACAATCTCTGTTGCTAAGAACATTCTTGCTGAAGCAGATATTAGTGAAGAGTTTCCTCGTGACTTCGCTATCTATGATTTGAACCAGTTTCTGAACGGTTTGAGTTTGCACCAAGATCCTGATCTTGACTTCAAGGAAGATTCTTACTTGAGCATCAAAGAAGGTAAGCGCCGTGTGAAGTATTTCTTCGCAGATCCTAACGTTATTATTTCTCCTCCCGAGAAGGAAATCAATCTGCCTTCTCAAGATGTTTGCTTCCAACTGGACAGCACCTCTCTTGAGAAACTGGTGAAAGCAGCACAAGTTTATCAACTGCCTGATCTCTCCGCCGTTGGTGAAGCGGGTGTCATCAAACTGGTTGTTCGTGATAAGAAGAATGATACTTCTAACGAGTATGCTATTGTTGTGGGCGAAACCGATCAAGAGTTTACTTTCAACTTCAAGGTAGAAAACATCAAGATTATTCCTGGTGCCTATGATGTTGTAGTTTCTTCTAAACTTCTTTCCAAGTTTACCAATACTCGCTACAACCTGACTTACTACATCGCTCTGGAACCTGATTCCACGTTTGGTTGATGAGACACATCCTTTTTACACTCAAAGAGTGTAACAAATCGTTCTTAGATGACGAGCAGTTTGTAAGGGATGTTGTTTATCAGGCATCAGTTAAATGTAAATCAACTCTATTGGCACTCAACTCACACAAGTTTGACCCTCAGGGTGTCACTTGTGTGGCAATGCTTGCTGAAAGTCACATCAGCATTCATACATGGCCTGAGAAGGGTATGGCAGTATGTGACATCTTTACCTGTGGAGATCACACGAAACCCAAGGAGGGTGTAAAATACATGAAGATGATGCTTGACGCCAAAAGCATCGTAAGTAAATCATTTACGCGACCATTGGAATGAATATCTTTGTCACGAATCCTTTCCCCG